AACTTTCTAAAATGTCTAAATGGTCCCTTTTATAGTTTTCTAAGGTTGCTCTACTAATACCTAAATTAAAAGCAATTTGAGATTCAGATAGTCCCATGGATGCCCACATTTCAACCTCTCTAAGCCTTTTGGATACATCCTCCCATTTACTCTTAGCCACCTAAAAAATACCTCCTTTTTATTTAGACAATCACTTTTTAAAATACTTAATTTTTCTCACTCCTTAACTTTTCCGTTTTCTTTCATTTTTTATTTTAGTATTATTAACGTTGCCTAAGCATTGATTTAACTAGTTTTAACACATGTTCATTAAATTGTGTGACATTTTACATAACTAGATATTCTGTTAAATATAAATGATTTTTTATCTTCTTATATATGCCTCATTTTTTTATACCTTTAATTTGACAACCTTCTATTATGTAAAACAAAGGCTAAAAAAATATAAAAACTATCTTTCCTTATCAGACCTCTTATTAGATCTCTTGAAAGATAGTCCCCTAACCATATCGTCCTTACTGTCCTGTGTAACACCTATATATCTTTTTGTTATAGATATATCTCGGTGATTAAGTAATTCTTGAATAGCTACAGCATCTTTGGTATCTTCATAAAGCCAGTAACCAAAAGTCTTTCTTAATGTATGACATCCTATATTATCCTTATATTCAAATTCCTTTGCTGCATCATTTAATATCTGCCATACTCGTTGCCTTGATATTGGTTTATTTTTCCCTTTTGACCTTTTAAATAAATATTCATAATCTCTTTTACCTTTTATATAATGGTCAAATATTTCTCTTAGGTCTTCATTTACTAATATCCTGGCTTCCTT